TTTATTAATAATAACCTTGTATTTAGTGCTACATCTGCTACTATGCAAAAAGGTGGTGCAGATCAATGTGGCGGTGCTTTTAGCGAAAAATCATCTAATGGTTCTATCAAAGATATTAACAAACTTATTTCAATGTTAACATCTGAATCAAGTGTTAAACAATTTAATGGTCTTTCAGAAACTTCAACTGTTAGCTTAGAAGCTCAATTACGTGATATCTTAAATAATGATGGTAGTAAAAAGAAACAACAAGGAGGTAATAATATGAATGTTGACCAAGTTAAAAACTTTTTCACTTCCCTCAAATCACAAGGAGTTAATGTTGATGTTAAATTAAATGATAAATCAATGTCTGAATTCTTCGGTCTAGCCAATGAAACTACTACTGAATTATCTTCTGAATTTAGCATTTCAAAGTTCCTTAATCTTAAATCATCTGGAAAAATTCCAAACCAAAAAGGTGGTGCAATAAAGAAAGCTTCTAAGAAGGCTTCTAAGAAGGCTTCTAAAAAAAGCTCAAAGAGCCATTCTAAGAAAGGTGGTGACCCCGATGCTCAATCTGGTGGTAAGAAGGGTTCTAAGAAGGCTTCTAAAAAAAGCTCAAAGAGCCATTCTATGAAAGGTGGTGACCCCGATGCTCAATCTGGTGGCAAGAAGGCTTCTAAGAAAAGCTCGAAGAGCCATTCAAAGAAAAGCTCAAAGAGCCATTCTAAGAAAGGGGGTGCTGGTGTAAATCCTGGTGTTCAAGCTGTATTTGATTTAAAGAAACATATTGCTACTAAATTAGGTGTCTCAAATGGCCCTAACGTTGGTAAAATCATCAGTGCTGTAATAACAGAAATCAAATCAAAGAACCCTGATATGCCTTCCATCCAACGTGCAAAGGAAGCTCAAAAATTATTTGATGGTAACATGGAACACTACAGAAAGATGTTACCTAAATAAAAAATATAATTATACCTAAAATCAGATAAGCTAAATTATTCAATAATGTTAAATATAAACCCCAAAAAAATGAAATTAAATTATATAAAATCTTATTTATTATAATTATTAATGTATTTTTGTGACAAATGTTTTTATCTTTTTGATATTACGAAATCTTCTAAGATTACAAAGGAAGATACGCGAAAAATAATTAGCAAATTAAATGATGCTCTTGCTAAATTAGAAGAGGGTGATGATTTATCAAAATATAAAGCAGAATTTTCAAAAGAAGAAATGGCAAAAAATAAAAAATATCAGAAATTAAATGATAATGATAAAATTAAAATAAATCAATTATTTGAAGATATGGTTTCTTCTGGAGCAGAATTTAAGTGTGACAATTGTAATTATACTAAACAAATTACAGAAACCACATTATTATATCAAATTAATATGACAGAAAAGATTTCAATTATTAAAAGTTTAGAAGATAATGAATTATTAATAAAAGACCCATTACTCCCTCATACACATGATTATACTTGTAAAAATCCAACATGTGCAACACATAAAAACCCAGAATTAAAAGATTCTGTATTTATTCGTGAAAAGAATTCATATAATTTAAATTATATTTGCTGTGTATGTTATTATAATTGGTAAAATAAATTCTTTCAGAATCATTTTAGCAATTAATTCTCAATTGGTAAAATAAATTCTCAATTGGTAAAATAGATTCTTTCAGAATCATTTTAGCAATTAATTCTCAATTGGTAATATTATTCTAATTGAAACAATAAATGATCTTTCTGAAGTTCATCTAATGTCCAAATCTCAAATTTACCATTTGGTAGAGGACGTTTTATTTTAAATGGAATCATATTATTTTTAAATTCTTCTTCAGCAATTTTATCATATGATAATCCTTGATGATTTTTAATCAATGGTTTTGCACCCATATTTAATTGTTTAATTCTTTCTCCTAATATTCTAACCATCTCATATTTGGTTAATCTATTAACACTTACACGATTTTCTTTACTAATAAATTCAGAACTTGTCTCAATAGAAACTTCAACCTCTTCATTATTATCAATAGTATCTTCTTCATCATCTTCAAGTTCTTCTACATCACCTTCAGCTAATTCTTCATCATCATCAATTTCATCAGTTTCTTCATCTTCATCTAATTCTTCAAGTTCTTCATTTTCATCATTATGTTCTACATCTTCAATTTCATATTCGTTATCTGAATCTTCTTTTTTAACAACTTTCTTATTTGAAGTTTTTTTTGGCATTAAGATTAATGATAAATAATTTTTAAATATAATTTAATTCAATTTTTATAGATGAATATTACAAATAATATATATCATTATCAATTGTTTTTATTTTTAATATTTTCATACTATTTATTATCTTAATAAATTCTTCATAACTATTAAATTTAATATCGTTTATTTCAATAATAATATCTCCAACAGGAAATTTTATAAACTTTTGGCTTTTTAATACTTTCATATAATTAATATCTGATAAATAGACAGTAAATTGATCCATTTGATTTATAAATCGTGATAATATTTTAACACATTGTATTATAGATAAATTTAAATGTTTTAATTTTTTAAGATGGTCTTTTGTAATAACTGATAATATTAATCCATTATTTTCTACAAAATAAGTTGGTAATGAATTAATATTATAAAAATCCATTGCATTAGTATCTATTATTTCTAATTTAATTTTTTCAATTCTAATTGTTTTGTCAGAAGGTCTATATATTTTAAATTCTAATATATCACCTTCTATAAACCATAAACCAATATCATTAAATGGTATTGGTCCTGGAAAAAAATTAAATGTAACATATCCATTATAATCAACCATATTATTATTAATACTAAGAATTACATCATCAACTTTCAAATATTTACTAATATAATAGTTACTATTAAGCATTGTAATACGAATACCATTCATTTTCTTGGAAAAAGTATTATTGTTTTCCCCAAAATATTCTTCCCTAAATTTATCTTGAATTAATTCTTGGTAATCTAAATAAATAATTGGTTTTTTAAGAATTATACTATTTAATTTATTTTCCATAATCATACATCTATATATTGGAACTACAAAACCTGTTCTCTCACCACCCTCTATTATTTTAGAAACATTAACACCTATTATCTTATACATATTATCTTCTTTTATTAAAAGAGGGCCGCCAGAGTTACCAGGATTTAATGTTGCATCTACCTGAAATAATGATTCATGATAACTAGAAATAAAACCAGATGTTACCACTATATTTTTACTTCCTAAAGGAAAACCTACTGCTAATACTTCTCTTGTATTTTGTTCATTATTTTTTATTACAAAACGTTCTAAAATAATTGCATCATCTATATCTTTATCTAATCGTATTATTGCAATATCATCATGTGGAAATATATGTAATATAGTTCCTGTTATATTATTAGTTTGTTCATATAATATTTCAATATTAACTGCATATTTTACTACATGATAACATGTTAAAATAATATTATTAGTAATAAAAAATCCAGTTCCCATTTTTGTAATAGTACCGTGTATATTTAATGGATGACTATAATCAATTTTAGTACTTTTAACAATTAATTGTATGACTGATTTTCCCCAATTCATAATTAAATTAGTTTAGATAATATATTTTTCTATTAATAAATAAATGTGGATTTTATTTATTGAGTCGGTTATTGTAGGGATTATAACTTGGGTAATTGGTACGATTCTATTTAATATATCATTAAATAAAAAAAATATGAATCATAGTAAACCGTCGGGTATCGACTTTGCATTCTTTACAACTGGTATTATATTATATTTTTCTATGGAAGTATTAATTTGTTCTACAAACTAACATTACTATAAAATATTTTTAATAGCATAAAAGAATTTGTACTCTGTTCGTAAAATGTTTAAAGGTTATTAAATATTTTTATCATCCGAATCATTATATTCCGCTTCATTATATTTATCAAAGAAATCTAAGAATTGCTTTTCACCAACTTTTTCATCTTGTGGTTCCATACAATATACACAAGAGAAATATTCTTGATGTTTTTGATTAATAAGTAGGGAGAAATTCTTTGAATTATATTCAGGAATAATCTTATTTGTTTTTAAATTATAAAATGGAATACGATTTAATGGATTTATTTTACCTCCAATATAACCTACTTTAAATTGAATAATTTCATATGAAGAATCATCAAATTTACTTTTTAATTTGGTTATATCAAAATCATTTGGAGTTAATGAAATATGTTGATAAACCATACGAGGAAACTGTCTCATATTAATTCGTTCCATAATATTAGTTTCAGATTTATAATTCCATACATAACTATCTACTAAATCCAACATTTTAACTGGGTCTAATATATATTCTGAAATTTTAAGTTTTTCTTCCATTTCAAATAATAATTTTAGTATTAATAGTTCGATTGCCTTTACAGCTTTATGATTATAAATCATTCGATGTAAACGATATCGTATGAAGAACATATGATAAATATCTTCACTGCATTGTGATGAGTAACAAATTGCTGTTTTGTTGTTACCCATATCAATTACACGGGCATCATCAATAATTCTTGAATAGTTAAAACTAAATTTTAATCCAACAGCCATAGTATCACGTGTTAAATAATCAAATTTGTCAACATCAATACTATTAAGAGGATTAGAAATTATTTGAAAAATCCATCTTCCTACTTGGTATTTAGGTTTCCATTTTGTGTAATCCGAATCTTTAGGATTAATAAGGTCTGCAATTACCTTTAATTGGTCTTTATTCAAATCAACATTATATTTATCAACAATATAATTAAGTAGATAAATAGAACGATTCTCATGAGTTGTATTTTTTGTATCAATCTTAAGTTTTTCATAATTTGGTAACTTGGTAAGGAAACTATCGTCAAATAGATGTGAAAACATACTATGACCTAAATCGTGACATAATCCTGCAATTGATACCAATTCAATAATTTCATCAGTAATTTTTAATTCAAGCTGTTTTATTCTGATTGATTGAATCATCTGTTTTGCAAGATGATAGGTACCAATTGAATGTTCAAATCTACTATGAGTAGCAGTTGGAAATACTAAATATAATACACCTGTTTGATGAATATTTCGTAACCGCTGAAAGACTGAAGTATTAATAATAGATTCTGCAACACTATCAATTGTAATATAACCATGAATATTATCATAAATTCTCATTAATGATAATAATTATAGAAAGTAAATATTATTTTTATCAATTTTAATAAATCTATTCTGTATCACTGTCTGTTTCATAATTAGCATTCATAATATTATTACCCTTTAATTGTTGTTTTTCAGATGGTTTTAACATCTCTGAATAATCTTGAGTTGGCACTGGTAAAGGTTCAGTTACTCCTAACTTATCTGCTAATAATTTAAAATATCTAACATATGGATGAGATTGACCTAGTTGTTTCATCATTGTATTTCCTAATACCATTGCTAACATTGGTTTATATTGTTCAGGATTTGTTAGAATTTCACTTGGTTCAGGAACAGGCATTTTAGAAATCTTCTTTAATTTAGTATATTCTTCTATAATATCCTCTGGAACATTACCTGATTTAGCTTTGTAATAATCACTATTAGTACGACTCTTCTTCATTAAACTTATTTTAGCTTTCAGTAAATCTCTATTATCTTTATTGGTTTGTTGTATACGTTTCATAATAGTAGCATAAATATTAACATCTTTCTTTTCAACAGTTAATGTAAAGTTATTATTAATATAACGTTGTGCTAAATTATCAACATTTATCTCTTCATTTTTTTCTAATACTGATTTAATAGCTATTTTAAATTTATCAACTGAAGATTTTGAATTAAATCCTGATTTATCTCCATTAATATGTACATTAAATATCATTATTATTTTTATGAATTTATATCTTTAAGTCCATAATATTCTAAAATATATTAAAGATGCATTATCTAATATTTTTATTATGGTAAAAGATACAACACTTTATGATAGATTAGAAATTTCACATGATTCTGATGAAAATCAAATTAAAAAGGCATATAATAAATTATCAAAGCAATGGCATCCTGATAAACATATAGGAAATGCAGAAAAAGAGAAAGCAACATTAAAATTTAAAGAAATTACAGAAGCTAAGGAAATTTTATTAGATAAGCAAAAAAGAGATATGTATGACCAGATGGGTATGGACATTTTTAATCAACAACAAGTTGATAACCAACCTTTTAATCCATTTGAAAATATGTTTCCTGGAGGTTTTCCATTTGGTATGAATCAAGGGCCTCATATGGGACCCAAACAACAACAAGTTGAAAATATTATTACAAAGATTGATGTTACACTGGAACAACTATATTGTGAAGAGACTGTTAATTTTAGTTATAAACAAAAAATTTCTTGTTCACAATGTAATGGGGAAGGTACAAAAGATGGTAGACCTACACAATGTCACTCCTGTAATGGAAAGGGTGTAAAGGTCCAAGTTATTCAAATAGGACCAGGAATGATACAACAGGCTATGAGTGAATGTCATAACTGTAAGGGTAAAGGAAAAATAGTTAATGATATGAATAAATGTGATGTATGTAATGGTAAATGTCATTCATTAAAAGATAAAACAATCAATATACCATTAAAATCTGGTTTATGTCATGATAATAAAATTCATTTACAAGGTAAAGGACATCATATTAATAATATAAAATCTGATTTGATGTTAATAGTTAATGAAATGGACCATCCTATATTTAAACGAAATGGTGAAGATTTATTTGTTGAAGTTGAATTACAATTATATCAAGCATTATTTGGTTATAATAAAATTATTACTCATTTAGATGGCCGAAAATTACATCTTAGTACAATGGGTAAAACAGATTTTAATGCATATCGAAAGATAGCCGATGAAGGGATGAAAAATTTAAATAATAGAAAGGGTAATATGTATATTAAATTTAATATCGTATTACCTAATATAAGTCCTTTACCAAATGAAACTAAGAATCAATTGAAATTGATGTTACAATCATTTGATAAAGATGAAATTAATAATGAGACTCAAATTAGTAAAATGTCAAATTTGGTAAAAACAGTTTGTACTGATTGTAAATCAGAACAAATAAATGAATTAAATAGAACGTATGATATTTTAAAACAACCAAAAAAATCTATACCATCTCATTTTGAAGAAGAACAACCTCAACAACCTCAACAATGTACCCATCAATAATTTACTTCCTATAAAGTATTAATTATTTATATATTATATTTATGTTTTCCAATATCTGCTCGACATACAGGGCATTTATAATTGTATTGTTTTAGATATAGTTCAATACAACTAGTATGATATGCATGATTACATTTTAATTCTGTAACCATTTCATCTTTTACCATATTTTCAAGACATACAGCACAGTCATAATCCATTTTTTCTTCTATTTTCTTACTAACTAGATTTTCAAATTCTTTGTCATCTAATGTAACAAGAACATCCTCATAATTATTTGAAACAATAGGTTGACTTATAAAATTATTCAATAATGTAATAAAATTCATATATGGAAGACTAGGTTGCGGTGGTACCATATTATGTAATGTATTAATTTGCATTTCATTTCCACCCAAACTAACTGTTATGAAAGAATTACTTATAAATCCTTGTTGTTCCTCATATTGTTCCTCTTGTTGTATATCGTACTGTTCTTCATATTGTTCCTCTTGTTGTATATCGTGATGTTCTTCTGGTTGTTCATCTGGATGTTCTTCTAGTTGTTCATTTGGATGTTCTTCTGATTGTTCCTCTGGATGTTCTTCTGGATGTTCTTCTGGATGTTCTTCTGGATGTTCTTCTGGATGTTCTTCTGGATGTTCTTCTGGATGTTCTTCTGGATGTTCTTCTGGATGTTCTTGTTGCATGTTTAATGGAATATTAATTAGATTTAATATATTATTAAAAATTATCATAGGATTCATATAATTATTACTATTAATTTGTACACCTTCAATAAAACCAGCATCTATTTCAATATTATAATAATTATAAAAATTAATTAAAACAGTATTAATTGTTCCATAAGTATAATCTAAATCAGGTGATTGATATTTCATTTCTAATAGAAAGTATTTGAGTTCTCTAACTATTTGTGTTTCATCCATAAAACTATCTATTAATTCAAGTCGTTGAATTAATAATTGTTCATATATATGTTCATTCATTAACAGGATTATCTATTATATCTATATATATTTATTTTCAATATTTTGAAATATTGAATAAAATAAGATTTAAAATATAATTAAGCTTATATTTTAATGTCATATGGTAATATTAGTACACTATTAGAAAAAACTAAAACTTATGTTGAAACAAAAAATATTAATAATATAGATTCCAATCAACTACAAAATCTCAAGAATAAAGTTCATAAACATTTAAAAAAGGAAAATGATAATGTTCCGCTTGTTATTATTGATGAAATATTTAATAGACTTTTTGTTAGAAATTATAATTATAATAATATGTTAAAGTTAAATAATGGAATGAATAGTTTCCGTGAAATTCGAGACTTATATCCAGCTATTATAGTACCAAAAGAATATATACTACTACAAAAACATTTTGATACTCTTCTAGCTACCCCTCAACCAGCTCAAAGAACAAAAGAATGGTATGATTATCGTTATAATCGTATTACTGCTTCTGATACAGCAGCGGCAATTGATTTGAATCCTTATGAACCAGTTGAAAGTTTCATTCTTAAAAAATGCGACCCTAATTTCCCATTTCGCGATAATGCGACAGTATTTCACGGAAAGAAATATGAACCAACCGCAACTATGATTTATGAACATATGACTTATAGTGATATGAAGAATCCAGATTGTATGCAATTAAATAAAGAGAGTTGTGAAGTAACTGAATTTGGTTGTATGAAGGCAAATAAAAAAGTATATGAAATTCTAGGTGCATCTCCTGATGGTATTTGTTCTATTTATACACTTGATAATAAATTTTCAAAGAGACTTGGGGTTATGTTAGAAATTAAATGTCCTGTAACACGTGATATTTATACAAGTGGTGTGATAGCTGGAGATGTATGTCCATTTTATTATTATTGTCAAGTTCAGCAACAATTAACAGTTTGTGAATTAAATATATGTGATTTCTGGCAATGCAAGTTGAGTGAATATAGTTCACGTGAAGAATATATGGCAGATAAATGTGAAACTTGTGAGAATACAATTGGATACTATAAGGAAGATCCAAAAAATACTTATTTTGGTAATAATATTTCAACAGCAGTTAAGATTGAAATGGACAATCGATTAAAGAAGGGTATCATTTTAGAATTCTTTCCTAAGAATTTCAAACCTGAATTTGAAGGTGACAATATTGAATGGAAAAGTAAATATATTTATCCAAAACGTTTAGATATGAATGAAGCACAATATGATGATTGGGTGCTCAAAATGCTACATAATTTTAGTAAAGAATACCCTGAAATATATAAGGATTATAACTTTAATAAAATTATTTATTGGAAATTAGAATCATCTCATAATATTTCTATTAAACAAGATGACAAGTTTATGATGAGTATTCTACCAATTCTTACTGATACTTGGAGTAAAATTATATATTACAGAAAAAATCAAGATAAACTAGATGAATTGAAAAAGATTGTAGATGAAAGGAAGAAATATTGTAAAATTAATACATCATATACAATTCATAATGATATGATAGTAAATAATAAATTATTATTTTTAGACCCCAAGTTTAATGCAACTGAAGCCGGATTGAAATTAAAACCCTCTGCTAAATTTAATTATAAGAAAACTCTTAAGAAAGATGAAGATTCAGATTATGATGATTTTGGAAATGATAATGAGTGTGATTTTATTGATGATGAAGAGACAATACAATTACCTCCAGTTATTAAAGAGAATATCAAAAAAACTACGAAAACAATTAAGCACACAGAATATAAGAAAACTACAGAACTAAAAGAGACTAAACCTCTCAAGTTAAAATATACAAATGTAACAGATGTATCAGCAAAGAATGATGATGAGTGTGATTTTATAGATTAAAATATAAAATTAAATAATTTTGATTTAATGATAGATATACATAATTTTTATATTACTATTATGATAATTAAAATTATTGAATTTTATATATTTAGGAATATAAAATACTATATATTAATGGAATACATTGGTAATATTATTAAATTTAAGAACTACATTAATAGTGTATTAGAACGTATTGATTCGGATGATTTTGATGAAGATGAAGTAAAACGTCTCTCTGATAATGCAGAAATTTTTATGGCAAATAAACAAGATACAGTTGTATTAAAACCTCGTGCTATTGAAAGTATATTAGATAATTTATCTGATACTAGTTTAGATAATATGTCTGATATAATGGACGTGGAATCTAACTTTTTAGATAATGATATCGATGATATGCTAGCAAGTATAATGAAACCAAAAGAAGAAGTAAAACCAGTTTATAAAGATAATTTGGTAAATGATTTTTTAAATAATGTAATGGTACTAGATAAGTATCATTATTTAAAAAATGAGAGGTATGATATTGATAAGTTTTGCAAGTCATGTTATACATATTAAAATTATTTTTTTAATGCTTTCTTAGATGCTTTCTTAGATGCTTTCTTAGATGCTTTCTTAGATGCTTTCTTAGATGCTTTCTTAGATGCTTTCTTAGATGCTTTCTTAGATGCTTTCTTAG